CCGCTGGCGTACTTGGAGACGCCGCCCTGCCCGGTCGTGGGGCGGGTGTCGGTGGAGTAGGTGGCGATGGTCTGGCGGACGGTGGTGATGGTGACGGTGCGGGAGCGCAGTCCGTCGATCGCGCGTTGGATCGCCCGGGCGGCGGCCGAGGCGCGGTCCCTGGCAGATAGAGTGATCGACTTGTCCTTCAGGGCGTCACGGGCCCGCTGGACTGCGCCGATGTTGTCCTTCGCGGTCTTGGTGTTCGCAGTGACCGTGAAACGACCGTCGGGCAGCTTCGTGACCTTGAAACCCAAGTCCTGCAGCATGCCGACCGCGTCCTTGGTCAACGCCTTGACCGTGACGGACTTCTCGCCGGGCGCCTTCTGGATCGCCGAGATCACACCGTTGAGGCCAGTGATGGCATCCTCGGTGCGCATCTCATACTGCGTCGCCTTCTTCTCCGGGATCCCGCCGATCGACCTGGCCAGCTGCTCGGCCTCTTGCCGGTTCAGGCCCATCGCCATGGCCGAGCTGATGAACGTCTGCCTGCCACGTTCGTAGATCCCGTTCACCGTCTGCCAGGAGGCACCCGATTCCCGTGCTGCGGCGGCCGCTTCATCGGTCTTCGTTCCGAGGTCGCTGAGCGCCGTTGCCGCGGCCCGCTGCTTCTCGGTGTTCAGAGAGAGCTGACCGCCCTGCATGCTCAGGACGCCAGCGTTTTCCCGCGCCGCCTTCGACGCGGCATCGACCGCAGCTTCGAAGCCCACCATCCCCGACAGGCCGGCGCGGTTGACGTCGTTGAGAGCCTGGATCGCCTGCCTCAACCCGTCGGCGCTGGCCTTCTGCGCGGACAGCTTCTCCGACGTGGCTTGGGCCTGCTGCCCGAACAGACCCATCGCTTGCGCCGCGATCTGCTGCTCGAACGCCTGATCCGCCAGCGCAGCCTGGTACCCGTCGAGCTGCGAACGCACCTCGCCTGCGGTGAAACCTTGTTTCTCCAGGTTGGCGATCGACACCTTCAGCGCTTCGGCAGCGAGCTCCGCCTTACCGCCCTTGACCAGGTTCGCGAGCCCCTCATCGAGGCCATTGAACGCTTCCTTCGCGTCCTTCACCGGCGTCGAGTCCATGCCGATCAGGGAGGTGAGGGACTGCTGAACCTTGTCCAGGTTCGAGGGGCGGGCCAGCGTCCGCAGGGAATCGCCCAGTTCCTTGAAGTCCGGGCCGAACACGCGGGCGGCCTCGCCCGCCAGCCTGCCCGTCTGAGCCAGCCGACCCAACGAGGTGGTCATTTTGTCGACGTCGGGGGGCGCCTTGCGGCCTGCCTGGGACAGCTCGGTCAAGGCGATCACCAGCAGGCCGATCCCGGTTCCCGCCAGGGCCACTTTCGCGCTCCGTGAAAGGGTGCCGAACGCGGCCGCCAGCCTCGGCAGCACACCGGTCGCCCCGGCCGCCGCGAGCCGCATCGCACCGATCGACGCGGCGACCCCCGCCATCCCGGCCGAGGTCGCAGCCATCGCCGCGGCCGCCAGCCGTACCGCCTTCAGAGCGAGAGCCAGCTGCAGCATCGTTGTGATGACCCCGGGCGGGACTGCGGCCACCAGTCCGGCGAGGGCGTTGACGACCGTCAGCATGCTGGGGCCGACGTTTGCCGCGGCCTGCATGATGTTGGAAAGCGCCTCAGCGAGCTTCGCGAGGGTGTCGCGGACCAGCGGTCCGTTCGCCCGCGCGTACTCCATGAACTGTGCGACGGCGCCGCTGGCGTTGCCCGTGTCCAGCGTCCGCATGAAGCGGATCAAAGCGTCGTTGCCCTTCTGCAGGGCGCTGGTGGAGAACTCGCTGAAGCTGCGCATGAACGCGTCGAACCCGGGCGACGCCACGCTGCCGGCCGCGATCGTCACGAACCGATTCAGCTGGGTGCTGGCGCCCTGCACCATCGGGGTCAGTTTCGGGAAGACGGCGCCGAACGTCTGCAAGCCCTTGGTGACGACCGGCATGGTGTCACCGGCGAGGCTGTCCGACCAGGTCTTGTACTGGTCTTTGAACGAGGACAGGGCGGCGGCGGCCTCGCGGGTGGCGGGCGGCATGTCCTTGACCGTGCGGACGTAGTCGGCCTGCGCCTTGAGTGCTTCCTTCGATGCGGCGCCGTGCTGGCCGACCGCATCCTGGTACTTCTTCTCAGCCTCGGAGGCTTCGGTCAGGGCGACGACCTGGCCGCCCGCGGCGGCGGCGAACGCGCCGACAGCGGCCGACGCGGCGCCGACGCTCACGGCGATCGGTGCGGCCTGCGCGGCGATGGGGATGAGTGCCGGGGCCAGGCTGACAGCGGCGCCTCTGAGGCGTTCCAGGGCGCCGGAGAAGACGCTGCCGCCTCCCGCTGCGCGGGTGAAGGCGGTGCCCATGAGGCGGGACTCGGACACGAACCGGCCGCGGAGGTCTCTGAGTCTGCCGTCGGCTGTGCGGGAGAAGTCGCGTAGGGCGCGGGTGGCGGGGTCGGTGTTGGCGTTGATGTTGATGTGGGCGTCGCCGACGAGGCCGCCGCCTGCGGGGGTGGTCATGTGAGGGTCACCCCCATGGATGCGAGGAATCCTTGGCTGGCGTCTTCAGCGCCGGTCCACCACCAGGGCGCGCCGGTGTCTGGCTGGGGCTGGTGTTCGCGGCGTTCGCGGCCGGGGAGTGCCCATGCGGTGACGCCGAGGTCGGCGTCGAAGCGTGCTCTCGCCTGTTCCTCGGTCTGTCCTTCGCGGACGATCAGCCGCTGGAGCATCTCGGAGTAGATCGCGTTCAGGAATCGGTCGGCTGGGAGGTCGCCGAAGTCGACTCCGCGGGCTGCGTATTCTCCGTCGAGCTGGTGCCAGAGTCCGGGCTGACAGGCCCATCCGACGAGGGCTGCGACGGCTGTGTAGGGCGCATGCCGTATTCCTCCAGCAGCCACAGGACGACGTCGGCCATCTGGTCGTCGTCGATGGGCCGTTCCTTGTCCTTGAGGCGGTTGGTGAACCGCTGGTAGGACTCGTCGAGGAGGGCGAGTTGCAGGGCGCGCTTCAACAGGTCGTGCTGCTGCTGGTAGGTCTCGACGTCGCTGGTGCTGTTGTAGATGGTGACGAACTCGGCGTAGACGTCGCCGGGCAGCGCGGGCGCGGCTTCGAAGGTGTCGTCATCGATGGTGAACGGGAGGCGCTTGCGTTTGCGGGTGAAGTCGCGGGCTGCGGGCGGTGCCGCTGCGGCCATGACGGGAGGCGCGGCGGGTGCGGCGCCGTTCGGGTGTGTGAGCAGCTCGGTCATGGGTGGGACGGTAGGTTCGCCCCCGTCATGATCATTCCGGGCGTTAGAGCGCAGCCCGTAGCGCGTCCCGCAGGAAGTTGTTCGGTTGTGTACCCGGGTGCATGACGACCTTCGCGTACACCGTCTGCGAGCCGACCGTGAAGCGCAGCGCGCGGGCCCGCACTGGCCGGATCACGTGCGGCCGCGTTCCCCCGAGGACGTACAGGGAGGCAGGATGGCGGGAGTTGATGACGCCCTGGAAGTCCCCGCCCGGGCCGCGCCGGATCTGCACCGTGATGTTGTTGCCGTCGCCCATGCTGCCGGGTGCACGCCTGCGGGCCTCGGCCTCGACGCGGCGGACGCGGGCCTCCATGTTGCGGTAGACGATGCCGCCGGGCAGGCGCAGCATGCGCTGGATTGTGGTGCGGTGGAGTTCGAAGCTCGTCGACACTGTGAACACGGCGCCCCTCAGTTCCGCATCAGGGAGACCATCGCGCGGACCTCGTTGCCGACGCAGCCGCCTGAGGGGCCCTGCGGGTTGAGGGGCCGCAGGATGAAGTCGCTGATGTCGCGGGCCTCGTTCATCTGGCACAGCGTCACGGACAGGGCGCGCATCATCTCGTACGCGTCCTGCAGCACCGTCCGCGCTGCCGTATCCAGGGCGGTGGTGGTGGGCGGGTTGCCCTGGTCGTCGGGGTTGGGTGCGCAGCGCACGACTTGCACGATGATCTCGGCCGCTTCCCACGGGGCGTCACAGGCGTTGCCGGCGCGGCGTTGCGCCGGGTCGGGGAACTGTTCGGTGAGGTAGATCTGGCCGACGGACACGGCGAGCATCCCGCAGTCGCATTCGTCCCAGGCGATTGCGCCGGGGACGACGCCGTGCCGGGCGGGGGTTTCGGTGAGCTCGGCGTAGACCGCCTGTTCCAGGGTGGAGGCGACGGTGTACCACTTCAAGGGGCCCGCGATCATCGGCATGGTCAGGTCCCCGCTCTACGCACAGTCGGTTGATCCACGCGGTACACCCGTGACCGCTGCCGCAGATGCCCCGGATTCCACGTCGCGATGAACGCATCCACCAGATACAGGCCGGTCCGGCCCTTCGCGAACAGCTCACCCACATCCGGGAACGAGATACTCACGCCCTGCCGCACCAAGTTCTGCACCCCGGCCGGCAGACGACAGTCCTGCCCGTCCGCCGCCTTCGCGAACTGGCACGCCAGCTCACCCATCGCCAGCGCCGCCCCGGCCGGCAGCGGCTCCCCATACCGGGCCGTCACCGACCACGTCCCCGGCCCCGAGTCCTCCGACAGATCATTGCAGCGCGGCCACCGGCCGCCGTCCGTCCGCACCAGGATCCGGCTGTTGTCCAGGCGGTACGCGGACGACGCCAGCACCACCCCGTCGATGACGACCTCAGTCACATCGAACACAGGCGCCGGCAGGCGTACCTCCGACACCTCCCCGCACGAACAGCCCGACGTGCACGAGCCGCACGTAAGGTTGAACCACAGGCCGCCGACCAACGCGGGTTGCGGGTAGTAGCGCAACGTCCACGGGGGTCCGAAGTCGTCGTAGAAGCGGCCATCCCCGCAACTGTCCGCGCACGGGCGCAGCGTGACCTCACACAGCCCGAACCGCATCCCCGTCAGAGCCCACAACGTCTCGGTCGCCATCGACACTGCGACACCGGTGACGGCCGGGTTCAGCGTGGACAACTCGCACGTCCACTGCACAGGCCAGTCCGTGCACGGGCCGGACGCGCCTCCAGTGCCGGATGGTGTGCTCACGATCGGGTTGATGACCGGCATGGCTCCCCTTACGTCCAGGTTCCGGGCGTGCCGTCTGCCGTGCACAGGTGCCACGCGCCGGCAGAGTCGAGGACCACGTCACCCGCGAGCCACGTGCCCACAGCAGGCGCTCCCGCCGTGGCCGTGAATCCTGCGAGACGGATGTTCGCCAGCCCGTTCTTCGCGCCCAGCCCGGCCACGCCGGTGCCGGAGTCGATGTCGTGGACGGTGTCGAAGGGGCCGGTGCCGAACTGCGCACGCCCGATCAGGTGCGGTCCCGCCGCCTCCCACCGCATGACGTTGGACTGGGTGCCGGTGAAGTCGGCGTTCTCCCAGGCGGACACGAAGACGTTGAGCCCGGCGATCTCCAGGTCGAGGCCGCCGCCGGTGACGCGGAAGCGGAAGGCGCCGGTGCCGTCTTCGCGTTGCACGGTGAGGTTGGCGCCGTCGAGGGTGAGGCCGCCGGTGAGAGTGCCGCCCGCGAGAGGCAGCAGCGCGGCGAGTGCCGCCCCAAGACCGGTGATCTGCGACTGGACGAGTGTGACCGGATCAGCACCGTCGGCGGCGTGGCGGGCCGCGTGGAGCAGAGCGGCGTACGCGGCATCGGCGCGCGTGACCTCGTCGAGGATGTCCCTCTGGGTTGCGGGCTGGGCTGCCGCTCCGACAGCGATATCGAAGGCTTCGCTGTCGATGTGGACCCAGTACTTGCCTTCCTCGGCCCAGAACTCCAGGCGGCCCGTGCCGGACGTCGACAGCGGGTTCGCGAGGGGGACCGTGCCGGTCTCGTCCGTCCACAGCGTGGCGAGGGTGTTCGTGCTGTTGACGAACACCCTCGCTGACACGTTCGTGGCCAACTCCCCGGAGGGGAACCAGAACAGCTCGCTGTACCGGGCAAGCGCCACGGCTCCCCCTCCCGGGTGTTATGCGGCCAGCGTCGTCGGGTCACACGCGATCGTCGGCGGCGCCGTCGTCGTCACGTTCCACACCCAGTGCTCATCCGGATCGATGGTCTCCCCGGCCGGCAGGTAGTCCGAGCCGACGAGCGACACCCACGCGGGCGCGGTCCCCTTGGTTTCGCTGGTGGTCTCCAGCGTGGACCGCCCGTTCTCCACCATGTACGAGCCGAGCTGGGTGGCACCCACGTTCGGCCACGCGTTGTAGATGTAGCGCTGCTGCCCGGACGCGTCGCACGCCCCGGCGCCGGCCACCTCCTGCCACACCTCCAGGCTGTAGCGGCGCGTCGGGTTGCCCTCGGCGACCGCGAAACCGGTACCGGTCGTCGGGGTGCCGGAGACGAGTTCGCGGGCGGAGATCATGACGGCGACGGCGCCGGTGTTGATCTCACAGAACTGGCTGGTGAGGTTCATCCTCTTCAGCGTCGGGTCGTCCTTCTGGTTCACGCACGGCGAGCCGTCCGCGGTGCGCTCGAAGAACTCGGTGCCGTCCTCGTACTGCGGCTCCATGCTGACTTGGACGAAGCCGCGGGTGACGACGACGAGGCCGGACGTGCCGGTGATGGGGATGCCGCAGGCGTCGAGTTCGATGATGCGCATGTGCGTGCCCTTGATGGGAGTCGCGCACGTGGAGTGGGTCGCCATGATCTTTCTCCTACTCGGTGGGCACGCCCAGGACGATGTGCGCGGCCAGCAGGCAGCACTCGAAGCCGATCAGATAGGTGCGCTCGGCCTGCATCCGCAGGGTGTTGGTGGAGCGGTCCAGCGAGTCGCGGACCTGGGTGAAGTACACGTCGGACCGGTAGCCCCAGGCTGCGCCGGTGGCGTAGATCCACGTGGTGCCGTCCGCCGGCGGGGTGCCGTCGGGGCCGCTGCCGGTGTAGCCGCCCCCGGCGACGATCAGGTTCCCTGACGGGGTGATCAGGCGCCCGCTCTCGTCGGGGCGGGCCAGGTTCCAGGCGGCCAGCGTCGGGAGCGCGGTGCGCGGTACGTGGATGAGTCCCTGGCCCTTGTAGCAGTCGGCGAGTTCCTGCTCCAGCAGGCCGAGCGCGTGCGCCGCATCAGCGCCGGTGACGACGGGGGTGGCGGCAGGCTGCAGGACAACGTCGCCGTCGGTCGTCTCGCTGTCGGCGGCCAGGTGCGGGAACACGACCGGCTGACCGGCGGCCGCGCCCGTCCAGAACGCCGTCTCGACCTGCTGCTGTTCGACGCGGGTCAACGCATCGCGGGCGATGTCCTGCGCGTCGCCGAGGCCGACCGGTGTGCACTGGAACTCGGCAATCACCGTGAACGGCAACGAGCCCCTGGTGTCCTGCGTGACGTTGGGGGTCTTCGCGGGCGGGGCCGGCGGCGCACCGGTGCCGGTGACGGACAGGCACTCGTCGTAGGTGGTGTCACCGGCCGGGCAGCGCTCGATCCAGGTGACACCGTTCTGCCAGTGCGTCCCGTCCGGGCTGGGGGTTTGGATGGTGTCCCACAGCCCGTGCGGCAGGGGGGTGAACACGGTGGGCAGGTCGATGAGCTGGCGTGCCATGCGTGTTCACCACCCTTCTTCGTCAGTTCGGTTCACGGCGCCGGGTCAGACCCGGACCGTGCCGGAGTGCAGCGCGCTGGTGGCGCCGTTGACGTTGAAGCCGACCCGGTAGCGGCGCGACTCGTGACCGACGCGGGCCACCAGGTGCGCCTCCTCGGACCAGGCGGCCGTGTGGTCGTTGGTCGAGTTGAGGACGCTGTCGCGGACCACGCCGAGGTCCAGGCTCATGCCGTTGCCGTGGAGGAACGTGCCGGCCGGGTACATCAGGAAGTCGACCGTGGTTGGCCAGGCGGTCATCGCGGTGGAGTGGCCGAACTGGCCGGAGCCGCGGACCTGCCAGTCGTCGACCCACTGGGGGCGGACGTTGCGCGCCAGGAAGTAGCTGTCGATCTCCCCGTTGCTGACGGCCATCAGTTCGACGCCCGCCTTCCAGGCGAGGTCGGCGCGGATCACCTCTCGTACCCACTGCGGGAGGACGATCTCCAGGACGTCGTCGACGCACATGCCGTACCGCTCGCGGGTGTCGACGGCGGCGAGGGCTGCGGCGTTGAAGATGCGGGGGGCGGCCGAGTCGGTGGCGGCGCCGCCGGTGATGCTGATGGCCGCTGTGGAAAGGTTCAGCATCTGGGCGATGAGGCGGGCGTTGACGGCGTGATCGTGGGCCGCCATCAGCAGCCGGATCATGTTCTGGGTGGCCTCGGGGTAGGCGTCGTTGGCCAGGTTTCCGGCGGTCAGGCAGATGCCGTAGACCTCCAGGCGGGCCTCGTCGAACTCCGGGCAGGGCACGCGGACGCAGGGCTTGGTCGGGGAGCCGGTGGCGGCGGCGATGTCGTCGGCCTCGGTCCACAGCCACGGCACCGAGGTGACGCTGAGTTCCTCGGAGAACGGGGCGAACGCGATGCCGTCGACGGCGTCGGCGAGGGACGGCGAGACGGGGAACTGGACGCCGCCGCGGGTGACGCCGAAGGTCGGCAGGTCGATCAGGCCGCTGCTGCAGGCGATGTTGAAGAAGTCGTAGCGGATCTCCGAGGGGGCGCACCAGCCGCCTGCCGCGACGAGGGCCTCGGCGTCGCCGTCCCGGCGGGTGAGGAAGCGGAACAGTTCCTCGACCTGTGCGGGGGTAGTGCGGTCGTCGACGGTGTGGGAGAACTCGTTCCGGATCGAGGCGACCGTCTGGTAGTTCGGGTTGCCTCGGGTGACCGGCATGCTCTTGGCCTTGCGGGACACCACGTCGACGACGGAGTCGAAGGTGGCGAGTTCGCCGCCGTGGGCGACGCCGGGGATGTCCACACTGGCGGTGATGGCGAGGCGCTGCTGGTTGACCTTCGGGGCCGGCGCGTGGCGGGCGGTTTCGGCGAGGGAAGCGGTGGCGCGGCGGGCGATCTCGTCGGGGCGGACGGTGCCGCCACGGCGGTCCATCATGAACGCGCTGAGGGCGGCGGTGACGCCCTGCGCGGTGGCCTCGGCGATCGCGGTCGGGTCGACCTGCTGGTTGTGTTCGGCGGCGGCTTGGGCGGCGGGGGCGCCGTTGACGCGGGCCTGGAGCTGGGAGAGCTGCTCGGCGACGCGGCTCTGCTGGAGCGCGGCCTGCTGTTCGGCGCGGACCTCGCGGACGCGGAGTTCGGCGCGGATGCGGTCGAGGTCGTCGGTGAGGCGCATTGCGTACTGAAGCGTGTCGGGGTCGACGTTGTCACCGTTGACGCGCTCGAACTCGGCGACGGCTCGCGTTTCGAGGTCGGCGAGGTCGGCGTCGGACGCGAGGGTGAGGTCGGACGGGGCGCTGAACAGTTCCTCGGCTGCCACCTGGGTCCTCCGGTGTGAAGAGGGGTTGTGCGCCCGTCTTGTCGGCGCCTAGTTGACGCGAGGTTAGCGCATAGCACACGGTCCGGCAAAGAGTCAATTCTCTTCACCGGACCGGTATATATAAAGGTCAGGCGCTCGGAGGGGGCGGCGGCGGGGGTGCCGGACGACGCCTCTTATTGCAGCTGCACATGTTTGCTCACCTCCCTCCGGGGTGCACGCGGCGCGACAGCATCCGCATCACGATCCGCACCGCGTCACGCTCCAGATCCGACTGCGACCTGCCCCACGCCACCGTCGGACGACCCGCCGCCACCAGCGCCTGCGGCTCACCGCTGGCCACGCGCGCACGCATCTTCGGCACCGGGAAACCAGGCACGTTCACCGCCAGCAGCCCCACCAGCCGCAGCTGGCCGCCGATCCGCCGCCAGTCCCCCGACACCTGGCCCGCAGCCTGCAGCTCGTACACCTTCAGCGGATCCGCGCCCGGCCGGACCGCGCCCGCCACCCAGATGCCGTGCGCGTCGTTACCGACCGCCACATCCGCGACCGCGCTGCCGGTGTTGTCGTAGTGCTCAGCCGCCGGAGACGCCCCGTAGTGCAGCGGCGCATGCCCTGTGCCCACGGTGATCTGACCGACCGCCACGCGGGAGCCGTCCGCGCAGACAACCTCACCGGTGCGGTAGTACGGGTGGGCGTCCTCGTGCGGCGGCTGCACACACACGTCGTCCTGCCCGATGTGGCACGACCCCCACTGCGCGGCGTGCCCGTAGATCCGGCCGTCGTCCGTCACCGTGATCGGCGTCGGCAGCGACAGGCCCGGGTCGGAGAACCACTCCGCGGGCGGCTTCCACGGCGCGGCAC